TTTGGGATCTTGTGCTTTCATTGGTGGATCTAGTTGGGATATGAGGCCGGGTTGGGCAGGAGTGCCCGCGTTCCGACATCATCCTTCCTGCCAGCCAACCGCGTCGTTTGTCGCGCACCATCCGCACACCAAGTCGCACCATATTTTTCACCATTTTTGCCCGTTAGACTCCGTTGGCATACGGATTGAACAGACCATCCACCGCTCTTGAAATGATCGATCACCTTGCACCCTCTGGAATGCCGCGTAATCAGGCGTGAGAGCACACACCACCCTAACAAGGTATGGCGATATAGTCAGCCCTCACATGCACCATCCGCATGTGTTAGACTGCCATTTGACGTTTTTCCACGCCGTTGGCATGCGGATTGGACGATACTAAGATGGCTATCATCGGATTGAGCTTGGCTGAAGATTGTTTGACCGTTATAGCTGCTTTGTCATGTCCAATAAAATTCCCGAAGGCATCACTCTTGAGATATTGCTCAAAGCTATCGAACTCCTAGACAAAGGCGAGAACCACGCATTCTTTGAGTCAACGGGCTATGACGTTGTCTACGAAGGACGACATTACTCACCCAAAGCCATCATTGGTATGGCCGCAAAAATTGCGACTGGACTTGAGATGAATCCAAAAGACTTTTCGGGAGGAGAATCTTCAAAATGTCATAGAATACTTGAACAACATGGGTTCAAAATCGAGTCCAAACATAAACCACATGACGTTGGTGCATGGCTATTTCAGGGCAATCCCAAAAGATTCGACATTGATGATTATCTTAGTCGTTACTCATATATCTACTGGCAAACTCCAAAGCTCAAGTCAGCGATCTCACTTGGTGACAAATGTGTGATCTGGCGCGCGGGACCAAAATCGGGAGTAATCGCCACAGGCCACATTGCCGAGGTTCCCTGTAAAATGAGGGATGTGCTTTATCCAGAGTGTCTCGGCGAGGATCTCTGGCGAGAAAGTTCAGATTCTCCTGATACCATCAAAGTAGGCATTCAGCTAGATGATGTGCGTCTAGACGAGGAAGAAGGTTTTGTTCCCAAAGATGCTCTCGTTACTCATCCGATATTCGGAAGTGCCAACATCATTCGTAATCCGCAGGGAACTGTGTTTCGACTTGGCAAAGAGCAAGCAAACGCCCTTTTTCAAATTTGGGGAGCTCTACTCGATTGGCAACCTACATCTATACCAGAAGCAATGGAGGGAGCGCTACGCCTTCGCCAGCATTTCGCGAGAGAGCGAAGTCGAACCCTAATACAAAAGAAAAAGGAGGAATTTTTCAAAGCCAACCAAGGTAGAGTTTACTGCGAAATATGTGGCTTCGATTTTTCTACACACTACCCAGAATCTCTCGGAAAAGGATTCATCGAGGTACACCACTTGGCTCCACTTTTTGTAAGTTCGCAACCAAAAAAGACAACATTGAGAGACCTGTTATTGGTTTGCAGCAACTGTCACCGGATGGTTCATCGAACTAAAGACGTCGACGCAAACTTGGTTCTTCTTCGCCAGCATTTCTCCTGATGATATTGGTAAAAAAGGCAGTCTGGTTGAATGAAATCAATACTCGCTCGGCAGCAGAATCGTCGTCACGCTCCGATCATGTTCGGTGATGATGTAGATCGAACCACCAGCCGTGGCGTAGCGACTCAGCAAGCGTGCTCCATACGTGAGCGCATCTTCATTGGCCTGCTTGTCATCGGCGCAGAGTTCGTCTCCCCAGTCGCCGCAATGATGGCGGTGGAGGAATTTTATTAGATCCACATCCAGAGCAATCGCTCCCGGCGTGGCGTAGATCTTCCCTAGCGGGAAGCGTGGTTGCATTAAGTTTATGCCCATGGTGATCTCAGTGGTTGTTGGTGAATCAGGAATCAATCAGGTTGTCGAACAAGCCGGGAATGAAAGGGTTAAGCGCTTCTTGCTCGGCTTTGAAAAACTCAGCTTTGGTTTTGCCCATCGCGCGTCCTTGTGGCGTGTGGCAATCGTATGCGTAGTCGGGAATGGGAACGTAGTTGCTAGACGCTGCGAGTTCATCGATGAGCGTCTGCGCATCAAGTCCCGCCTGTTGGTCATAGACGAAGTTTTGCAGGTGATCGGGATCGCGGCTTTTCTTAGCAAGGCAGAGCAGGATCACCGCCTTGGAAACAAAGATGCGCCCCTTGGGAGATTTCGCAGGCGTGTTGCGGTTGATCTCGATGTAGCTGTCGTGCAGTGCTTTGACCTCCGCCGTGAGAATCCCCCAGCAGTCCTCCGCGCTCACAGTGAGCAAACGCCGCCAGACATAGGAACCAAATCCACTGGCCCAAAGTTCAAGTGCCCAATATCCGGCCAGCTTTGCGTCTCCGCGCCGGATCCCCTTCTGCATCGCGCTCGACACTCCTGGGAAGGAATATCCGCGCTTGGTGTGTAAGTGATAACTCATCGTCTGTTAGAATGTCAGTTGGGCACACGAGGTGAAAGCAGTTTTGATCACCATTTTATCAGAGCTTCACGGACTGACGACGTGGTGCATCCATCGCCACACGATCCTGACTCTTGTAGGTTTCGAGTCGGATGTGCGCCTTCCATTTGCGCTTGAGGTAACGCTTCTCGGTGGCGATTCGTTCCTCACTGCGAAACAAGCTGTTGCCTCCGAGGTTCTTGTCGCGTTCTTGCACAAAACAGAACCGCGCCTCGTTCCACACCAGTCGATTGTCCATGAGTTCCTGAAGTGTTGCGTCGATGTCGCACTTGCATTTGAGAAGTTCGTCCCACTTGGGCACGCCTCCATTTTCATCACGCACTACACCGACCGCCCCACCGACCCAGTGGTTCACACCGAATGGATCATTGCGTTGCAAAAGCCGTGGATCACTGCGTTGATGCCAGCCAAACAATCGTGCCCCGGCGCCACGCGCACACCATGCCGAATTTTCCAGCATGGCAAGAGTTTCGGCGATGGAGAGTTTCCGGCAGCGCAGTGAGACCATGCACACACACGCGGAAATATCGTCGTCGAGCATAACGATGGAGTCTTCGGTGAAATGTTTCAGCACCCAGTTGCGCACGGCACTGATACCCGCGATTGCATCGGGGATCGTTTCGATCACGAGTCCCGTGTGACGGTAGTGATCAGCCTCGCTTACGGGGACGAGGAGCGTCGCTGTCGGAAAGAGCTTGTGGCTGGTGATCGATCGGCTTCGGCTCCGAGACAGAATCACTAGTCGGAGGGAGAGCGGGCGAAGTTCCGGCCATGATGGCGCGGCGACAGAGTTCGATGAGTCGTTTTCCATGGAGTACACGGCCTATGCCGATTTTTTTGGTTCTGCGGGTGATCGAGTAGTCAACTTCGTGCACTCCCATGAGTTGCAGGACCTGCATCCAATCACGCAGGTCGTGGAACATGAACACGAGGTAATCGTGTGTCTCGAATGCTTGGCATTCCATGCGCGGAATCGTTTCGAGTTCATCCTCGGGAGACCCTGCTTCGTCCATCAGTTTGCGAATCTCATCCTCCATGAAGCCGGTCAGTTCGATGTCGAAATCAGGATCGGCGTCAGCGATGGATTGCAGCACACGGCGTAGGTCGTCCTCGTCAAGTTCGGCGAGTTCCGAGAGGCGGTTGTCAGCCAACAAGTCGGCAAGTTCCTCGGCCTCACTCGCATAGTCCTGTTCATCAATCGGGATGAGTTCACAGCCGATGAGAAGAGCTGCCTCCAATCGACCATGGCCGCGAACAATGAGGCCCGAGCGTTTCGAGACGGTGACGGGATTGCGCCAGCCTTGCTCTTGGATAATCGAGGCAAGAAGCTGGATCTGGTGGGCGCTGTGCCGGTTCGGATTGACCGGATTGGGCTTCAGCGTGTTGGGATCAATGAGGGAGGTATGGGCGCAGTGCACAGGAATGCTCATGGTTCATGCTTCACCGTCAACTTTGATGGAAACGGTTGACGCATCCACCCCTGCGGATGGACGCCGTATCACCAGACATTGCCAAAAAGCTACTCTCCAAAGATTTTGCCAATCTGGTCGGTCGCGTGCAAAAGGGAGGTAAGCTGACTCGCGCCGAACGCGCCATGCTCCAAACACTGGCCACTGGCAGCGGGGCCGCTCCCGCAACGGCAGCATCCTACGTCGAGCTAGCAGCGATTCTCGGAGTCACGCGCCAGTCGATCAACAACTGGAAAAAGCGAAAGGACGCCCCAAAACCTGCCTCCAATGGTCTCCACGATGTGGCAGCATGGCGGGAGTTCATGCGACGCAATGAATTGAAGGGTGGTGAGGTCGCCGAGCCGGGTGACATCGAGTCGTCACTCAAGGCACGCAAGTTGTTGGCAGAAGTGGAAGAACGGGAACTTCGACTCGGCATCAAGCGCGGAGATTACGTGGCAGTGGAAGAAGTTCGTCAGGCGTGGACTGAGCTCGTTGCGCAGGCAACGTCGATGCTACGCAAAAAGTTTGAGCAGGAATTGCCGCCGATTCTCTCTGGCCTCGATGCCACAGGAATCCAGGAAGAATCCCGCCGCGCCATCGACGAGGTGTTGACGATTCTCCATCAGGGCGAATGAACAAGATCGAACCGGCACGCAAGAGATTAGAGCGCATCTGGTGTGAGGCGTGGCGTCCTCCTGATCGCCGGCCACCATGGGCATGGTGCGAGGATCACATCACCTCAATTCCCTATTCTCCCATTCCCGGACGATTCCGCTCGGCTAACTCGCCGTGGATGCGTGAGCCTATGGAAGCCTTAGTCGATCCGAAGATCCGAGTCGTCAGTATCATTGCCGCGATCCAAAGTGGGAAAACCAGCGTGGGTGAGCTGGGTATCGCGCACATCATCGCAAACCATCCAGGTCCAACACTATGGCTCGATCAAACGGACGACGACGCAAAAGATCAGAGCGAAAGCCGACTCCAGAAACTCTTCGACGAGTGCCCGCCTGTGCGTGCTCTTTATCCAGCTAACCGTCACAAGAAGCGCCTCGCCACAATTCACTTCAACAATGGCATGACGCTTTGGGTGCTGGGTGCTCACAACAAAACCAATCTCCAGCGCCGTTCGATCCGTTGGTTAATCGGGGACGAGACATGGCGTTGGCCGACTGGCCACATGGCGGAAGCAGAAGCCCGAGTCACCGCATTCGGTTGGCTGGGCAAGTGTCTGTTCATGTCCCAGGGTGGTGAGGAAGACGACGACACTCACCGCAAGCATGAAACCACCGACATGCGCGAGTGGACGTTTGCGTGTCCTCACTGCCATCAACGCCAGCCATTCAAGTGGGAGCAAGTCGAGTGGAGCAAAGACGCCCGCGATGAGTCAGGCGAGTGGGATTTCCAGAAGGTGCGCGACACCACCTCCATGCGTTGTGCCTCATGCAATCATTACTTCGAGGATAGCGACCGCACACGCCGCGAGTTAAATTTATCGGGACGATATGTCATCACCAATCCCAATGCACCGAAAGAAAACGCGGGGTTCCACTGGAATGCGATGTGTGCGATGAGCTGGGGACGACTGGCTGAGCTCTACCTTCGTGCCAAGGCCGCAGCGCGTAAAGGCGACGTGAGTCTCATTCAACAGTTCTACCAAAAACGTCTGGCTCTGGCGTGGCGTGAATACCTAGAAGACTACAAACTCGACATCGTCCCAGGCGGTTATCTCAAAGGCGAAACGTGGGACGGCGAGGCAGGAGTTGATGCGCAAGGACGATTGGTTCCAGCCGGTGAGCCATGCGCATGTCCACTTCGCATACTCACGGTCGATTGCCAGATGGACCACTTGTTTCTTGTCGTTCGCGCATGGGCCGAGGACGGATCCAGCCGCCTGATGTGGAATGAGCGTGTGCTAACGTTCACCGATGTGCAAACCGTACAGGAACGATTTGGCATTCACCCGAATCTTGTATTCGTCGATGCGGGTTATGCCACCTATGACGTCTACCGCGAATGTGCCGCGCACGGATGGACTGCGCTCATGGGTGACAAGCGGGCGACGTTCACCCACAAGGTCAAGGGCCGCAAATCGATCGAGAGGTTCTACTCCCCACGTCGCAAAGTTGTGTTAGGTCGAGGGCAAACATGTTCGGTGTTCTATTGGTCGAACCTCAACATCAAGGACACTCTCGCGCGCCTTCGTCGAAATCAAAACCCTGATGACGGACCAGTCTGGGAAGTTCCTGATGACATCGATGAGGACTATCTCGCGCAGATGGAAAGCGAGCACCGTATCAAGAAGAACGGCAAGTGGATGTGGGAGCGAATCG